AGTATTAAAAAATATATGATTGAGATTAAACCCTCAAAACAAACAGTGCCTCCCCCAAAACCAAAGAGACAAACAAAGCAATACATTGCAGAGGTTTATGAGTATGCTAAAAATCAATCAAAGTGGGAAGCAGCAAGAGAATGGTGTGCTGATAGAGGATATGAATTCAAGGTAATTACAGAGAATGACCTTTTTTAGTTATAAATAACTAAAAAGACTGCGATAAAAATGAGCGAATATTATACATATGCTTATCTTCAAAATGATGGATTGCCCTATTACATTGGAAAAGGTAAAGGTCGTAGATTATATGACCATAGAGGAAAAAATTGTAATCCACCAAAAGATAAAAATAGAATAATAAAGTTAAAACAGAATCTTACTGAAGAAGAGGCATTTAGACACGAAGTTTATATGATTGCTATATTTGGTAAAAAATGTGATGGGACTGGTATATTAATGAATATTTCCGATGGTGGTAATGCTCCTCCTAAAATGTATGGTGATGATAGTCCAACAAAAAGACCAGATGTTAGAGCAAAAATAGGTGCGGCAAATAAAATAAGATTAAAGGGAAAAAAAATCCCGAAAGAGGTAAGACAAAAACAATCAAATACTTGGAAAGAAAAATTAAAAAATAATCCCAGACCAATGTCTTATTACACAGAAAATTTAAAAAAAATGGCAGAAAGAAATAGAAATGATAAGGAGAAGCATAAGCGACATAGTGAAATGATGAAGGGTAGACCAAGTTCCAATCGGAAACCAGTTCTTTATGATGGTAAAGTGTATTTGTCTATGACCGAAACTATAGAAAAAACAGGACTTTCTAGATATCTTATCCTTAAAAGAGGTGGAAAATTTATTAATAAAATAAAGTAATGCCAAGAAAGACTTTACAGCAAAGAAAAGGAAGTCGTATTGCTCCTCTTGTCAAGAATTTAATTGGCACAGAAAATGCTAATGATATTATGACTAAATTGAGGAATATTTTACCAGAAACTGTAGGACCACCGAAGGCAGGTAAGTTTTATATTTTTGTATATAACGCAAAGACTTCTGGAGTGAGATATGACCAAAATCCTTTAGTCGCAGTTACAGAAGTTTTTAATTGGGGATTTAGAGGAATCAATTATCACTGGGGAGAAGTGCGCCAATACACTTGGGATGAAGTTGCAGGTGCTGTCTATGAGGTCTATAGAGAGGAAATAGATGATTTAAGACGCCTGCCTTTTAGCAACATTCTAACTAAATAGTTCAAAAAATAAATGTCCAAACCAACGGTATTCAGATATCCACTGGGTCTCATAGACCAGAATACTGACTATGTGAAGATAGATGCATATAAGTATGAACCTCCGGGAGTTGGGCAATTAAGTTCTAATAATTTTACAATCCCAACTTCAGATAGAAATTATCAATCTTTGAGTGGAAAAACGGTAAGAGGCACTCTTTTACTTCCTATGCCACAATCCCTACCCACAAATTCTCAATCTGCTGGATGGGGTCAAGGTCAATTGAGTGGGTTAACAGGAACTCTATTAGGTATTGGTCAAAAAACCATAACTAATGGACCAATAGAAGGATTAAAAGCTCTCATAACATCAGGAAAAGCAGTTGTAGAAGCTTCTCAAACTGGATTGGGTCAAAAAGCAATACAAAACTTTTTTGCGGCACAGGCAGTTCAGCAATTGTTAGGACAAGACCAAAATTTATTTGGAGAAATTTTGGGTAGAGAGACTGGTGCAGTCATCAATGAAAATATTGAATTATTATTCAGAGGTGTAAATTTAAGAGAAGGTTTTTCTTTGGCATTCGACTTAGCACCAAGAGATGCTAATGAAGCAAGAGTAATAAGAGAAATGGTATATTTCCTAAAAGCAGAAATGTCTGCCAAAAAAGGAACTGCTTCAGGAGCAGCAGGAGGTTTATTTTTAACCGCACCAAGCGTTTTTAAAGTTCAATATATGAGTGGTGGAAAACCTCACCCATATCTAAATAGATTTAAAATCTGCGCTCTTCAAGGTTTAAGTTTAAACTTTACTGGTTCTGGCACGTATGCTACTTACTCCGATGGCACACCAGTAAATATGAATCTTTCTCTTAACTTCCAAGAGCTGACTCCAATTTACTTCGAAGATTATGGAAGTGCAGAAGGAAAAACAGGAGTTGGATACTAATGACATACTTCAGAGAAATCCCAAATTTAGAATATCAATCCTTTTTACCAGGAACTAAGTCATCACATCAATATGTTACGGTAAAGAATCTATTCCGTAGAGTTAAACTTCGTGATGACTTACAAAATGTATTTACTATCTTCGACAAGTATCAGATTCCTGATGGTTCTAGACCAGAATTAGTTGCACAAGAGATTTATGGAAGCGTTCAATATGATTGGGTTGTGATTGTATCTGCAGGAATTACAAGATTAAGAGATGAATGGCCATTATCTGATAAACAAGTCTATGATTATGCAGAATCAATCTATGGAAATGACTTAAACGAAATTCATCATTATGAAACCAAAGAAGTCAAAGACCCAGAAGACCGTTTAATTCTTCCTGCAGATCAAGTTGTTGATGAAGACTTTAAAGTTTATTATACTTACGATGGAAATCTTTATACAAATGACGCAACAGCACTTGGAGAAAATGTCATTCGCATATCAGACCCAATTGTGGGTGTGAGTAATTATGAATATGAAGTCAGAAAGAACAATGATAAAAGAGGTATCTACGTATTAAAACCAAGATACCTCCAACAAGTTATTAATGATACAAGAAAAGCGATGATCTATGATAGGTCATCGCAGTATGTGAATGATAGATTAATTAAGACTGAAAACACAAAGGTTTCAATTCCATTTTAAAGGAGGAGATTTCTCTCCTCCTCATACACATCAGTCTTCGGCAAGTTTTGCGAAGTACGAAAGTGCGTCATCATCCTCATCTTCTTCCACTGGAGCAGCAGCACGACGAGTGGGTTGAAGATTATTCAGTTCGCTACGAAGACCATCATCAAGGTCCCTTGCAGAACCACGAGAATACTCTTCCTCGTTATCAACTTCTTCATCGAGACGCACAGACTTTGCACCAAGCACTGAATCAAGACGCTTCTTCAATTCTTCATAAGTCTTGAATTGGTCAGGAGCAACAAATTCGGTAAGAGAATACTGCTTCTTCCAGATTGCTTCCATTGCATCATCATCGTCCAGAAGAGCTCCAACCGAAGCAAACTCACTGGAATCATAGTTACGATAACCAGCAACACTCTTTGCCTTCAGTTTGAAGTTTGCACCCTGCCAGAAGTCAAAGGCATTAATCGGAGTTTCGTCCTCATATTCAGGTTGCATTGCTTCCATAATCTTATCAAAGATTTTCTTACCATACTTGAAGAGGAAGACTTTACCTTCGTTTTCAGGATTGGCAGGGTCTTTGACGACATAAACATTGCTGACATAAGTCAGTTTACGCTTCTGCTTACGGGCAACTTCTTTGCCAGCATCAGTGCCATTATTCCAGAGTCCAGAGTTGTGCTCGCACACAGGGCACTTTTGATTCACGGTAGTCAGGCACGTATCAATTAACCAACCACCAGGACCTTGAAATGCGTGACTATAAACTTTGACAAACGGAATATCTTCCCCATTAGGAGCAGGAAGAAAACGGATTACGGCATAACCATTATTTGACTTATCTACACTCAACTTCCAAAAGCGGTCATCACTAGAACTTTCGGAGTTATTCATTTTTTCTACTTCTTTCACCAGTTTTTCGGTGAGAGAACCAAGTTTGGATTGCTTCTTAAGATTTTCGAATGACATAGGATTTTTAGGATACTTGGGATGAATTGGATTACTTGGATATTATAGCAAAAATGCTCTCAACCGTCAATGAATTGCTTGAGAGATTCGATGGTTTTGGTCATACTGCTAAACAGTAATCCCATATCAGTCTCTGGTGGGAAACCCATCAGGGCAACTGATTTACGAAGGTTATCTTTCATTATAACCGCTTCTGGGTCATCAGAAAGAGACAATCTTGTATACATTACTCGTTGTTTTTCAAGTAACATTTCAAGTTTTTCAATATGTTCCAGTTTATCTTCACGGGACATAACACCAAAAGTCAAAATGCTTCCGTAAATACTCTCTTGCAATTGATTGATTTCTTTCAGTTCTTCCTGAATAATATCAGAATCAAAAAATTTACTCATCGATGATTTCCCGTAAAATCTT